TGCACGTCCCACAGCACAAGGAATGGACCTGCCGGGCATGCGGCTACGACGTCGCTGAAAGGGGCGACCGGGTACTTGGACGGTTTGCCTGAGACGTCAGCAGACTCAAACGTTATTGCAAATCACGATGCATGGGACAGAAATGAAGCAAAAAGTTGGTGACCTGGACGCACGACTGGAAAACTGGGCTAAGGCACAACGCTACAGTTCCCGTTCTGGTGGCTCAGTAATCGGATCAGCCGAGGGCAGATACGTCGGTCGCGCTCCGACATCGCCCTCCATTGACACTATGCTAATAGACGAGAACGACGCAGACATGGTAGAGCGCGCCTGGGGCCGTCTAATGCCTTTCGATAAGGACGTGCTACGGATGCACTATATCTTTCGCATGAGCCCACCGGTCATCTGCCGGCGACTGAAGTTGCCACGGTTCAGCGACGGCACCTTCCGGATGGCGCTGGCGCATGCAAAGCAGGAGATCGCGAAGGCTCTCCAAAAAATTGGAGGAGACGCGACGTGCTCAAAAAGATATGCAACCCAGTTATGATCTTGTTGCTGACCACTCTCGGGGAGAAGGATGGACATTAGCGAGAAAGCTAAGTTAGTCAAGGCGCCTGCCGATCTGAGGAGTTTGCCTGGTTACGTCGACCGGGTGAACCCAAGTTCTGTTGGACTGCGGCGTATCCTTTGGCCATACGGGTTCCGCGAGGAAATTGCTTGCGCGCTGACAAATTGTCGGACGCCGCACAAAGAGGGATACGTCGTCGAGTTGGAGGATGGGTCGATTTCCAATGTCGGTAACGTTTGCGGGGCTGACGAGGACAAATTTTCAACCAAGTTCCTAGATGAGAAACGGAAATTTTCGGATGCCGAGCGTCGTGCTGAGCTTTTGCCTCGTCTGCTAGATCGTCGTGGGTTGCAGGAAATCGAGCGGGAAGTGCACGCCGCATACTCGTTGGCTCAAGAATGGATTCGTCGCTGCGAAACCTTCGCTGCCTTATTTCCTGAGGCGTATAAGGAGATACGGCGCCGCGTCGTTAGCGGAGAATCGCTTTCTGTGATGGAAGTCGTCGAACGTACCCAGGCGGAAATCACGGATATGGTGAGTTTGGGCTTGGCGCGCAACAGGGCCGCAGCACGATATAGAGAAGTAGAAAAGGGTGTGTTGCAAGGGGGCGACGTGCTTGATCTCAACGAGAAACAAATGTCGTCACTGTGGCGTCGGGCTGATGCACTGCTTGCCTCAGATCCTCAAGGGGCAGAGGTCGTGACGCTTCAGGAACTGTTTCAGGAAACTCACTATCTGCCGACCGACGCCCGGCAAGCAATAGCGGCGTGCGAGGCGGGAAACTTGTTTTTCTCCGTGACGAACTTTCGGTTGATGACTTACTTGCCCATGTCTTCGAACGCCAAAGGCTTGCTGTCAAAACTGACTTTGGCAACGCTCGATTCGCACATTTCGAAAAAGGTGAACAACGGGCCGGCGGAGGACCTTGGGACGGCTAAAACTTCGAGGCGGCAGAGAGACGCGCTGAAGAAGTTGGCAGCAATTAAACGAGATGCTGAACGGCTGAAAAGATAATCGAACAGCCAGTTGTAAACGCGGAAGATTTGTTGTATTCTTATAGGCAGATGACCGACACCGCTTAAGTGCGAGACTTCTCCCTTCGGGGGAGAGGTTCGCCGAGTGAAACTGAAGCCCGCCAATGAGTGGGCTTTTTTCATTGTGCAGACCATGAGTTTATCGATGCACCACGGCATGAACGCTCAGACTTTGATCGACGGCCTTCAGTTAGATCTCGATCGCATGCGCAACATCGACCCGGCGCTCAGAGCTTCGATGATCGCCCGGTTGGAAGAATTGAGAGCGCTGGAGAAAGCTGGCGACTAATACCCCGTAGTGGAGGCGGGAAGTGCGATGTGACAATGGAGAAACTCAGCCAGCATGTCGAGTAACTGTGACGCCGCCGGTTGATGGATCGCTGTGTAGAATACGGCGATCTTCAGTCGAGGCGCGGTTTCGTAGTATCGGAACGTCGAGTACTCCCATGCCAGACTGGACTCAAGTTGTGCGCGCACGGGCTCTAGTTCCGGTTGCAGCACAAACAGCCACCTATAAAACTGGTCGTCAAGACCAGCAATGAAGCTCTCGTTTGTGGCTATGGCGAGATCGCGAAAAGAAAATTCTACGTACCCTTGCACGATGTCCGGTTTTTCCCAGTAGGCGCAGCCCAGCGTCATGGTTGCTGCGTCAACGCTGTTTAGGCGCACGAGTAGATTGCGAAGCGCCGGAAAGTCTTTGGCCTCGGAAATTCGTTCGATGTCTTTAGGGTTTGCAACCAGATTGATTCCGCCGTTGTTGATTCCCTCATCGTGTATCTCAGGCCTATACGGAAAGACCTGGTACGAATCGTTATGCTGACTTGGCTTCATAGGAGATCCGAGGTTATGGGCCCGCACGGTTTGCGCCGCGCGGGCTTTTTCGTTTAAGCGCCACTCAGGTTTGACCACCTTCGTCCTGCAGACTCGGTCACCAAGATTGAGTGCTTCAGTCCGGTGGAGTCGGCCGCAGCTTTCGCGCGATCTAGCACAGCCTGCAAATCGATACTTCCCTCGTAGTTATATTCAGCCGTTGGAAGGCGATACTTTTTGCCTTCGCTGTCTGTAATCAACCGCGAGAAGCCCTTAGCTTTCATTGCGTCGTGGAGCGTTTCATAATCATCTGAGTCTGCTTTATGCAACTCGACACGAGTGGTGAATCTGGTCATTTTGGTTCCTTTTTTGTTGTGCCGGCCCTCCCGGCGCAACGATTCTACAGCCTTGCCATGACCCTCAAAGCCATCATCCAGAAGATCGCCTCGTGGTTCAAGAGCGAGGCAAAAACCGTTGAACATGACGGCATCAGACTATTCGACCAACTCGGCAACGAGGTCTGGAGCCTTACGCGCGACGGTACGGTCAAGATCACGCCCATCCAACCTCAACAGGACACGACTGCCATGAGTACTCCAGCAGCGCCAACCGGAACCGCAACGGCGTCGGCGGCGACCGGCAACAACGTGAACACCGCCGTACAGATCGCGCTTGCGCTGAAGTCGATCGATGCGTCCCTGTCGGTCGAAGCCGTGCAGGCCGCAACCAATGCGGCGCTCGCCGCCGCTTATCCAGCCGCTGCCGCTGCCTGATGCCCGGTCGTCCGCTGCGCCCGTGCAAGCATCGCGGGTGCAGCGCTCTCGTCGCTGGCGGCAAGACGTATTGCGAGCAGCACGTGAGCGAAGCAGTGAAGTGGAAACCTGATGCGGTGCGCGGCAATCGTCACGAGCGTGGCTACGGCAGCGCATGGACGAAGCGCCGCGCTCGCATCCTGTTGCGTGATTGTGGCCTGTGCCACGTCTGCCGTCGCGCTGGTCGCGTGACGATCGCGACTGAAGTCGATCATCGTGTGCCCAAATCGCAGGGCGGAACCGATGACGACGACAACCTACAGTCGATCTGTTCGCCGTGTCACAAGACGAAGACTGCGACCGAGAAAGCGGGCCGCCAAGCGGTCTGCGCACGGGTGTCGCCGCGGGGAGCGGCGCGCCCAGAAAGCCTGCTGGTGGGCTTTGAGGCCTGCGGCAGCGGCATCGACACGGGGTAGGGGTGGGTCAAGTCTCGAGCCCCGCCCGGCTCGGGACCGACCGTTCCGTCAAATTTTCGCGACCGCGAAAAATAAAAATCGGTTTTCGGGCCGCGCGGCGTGAGCGCGGGTAGAAATTACAACGGCCACGCGCCGAAAATGGTTGCAAAACGGAGAGAAAAATGGCCGGCGTGAAAGGCCGCTCCGGACGCCGCGCCAAGCCTACGGCCAAAAAGGAACTGGCCGGCAATCCGGGCAAGCGGGCGTTGAACAAAGACGAGCCTGACTATGGTCAGGTGACGAATATAGAGTGTCCCGCGTGGATCGACGGGTACGCCGCCGAGATGTGGGCGCGCGTCGCGCCGTCGCTCTGCAAGCACAAGATCGTGCAGGTCACCGACCTGCATAACCTCGAGCTTTTCTGCGAGGCATACGGCCGGCACCGGCTCGCCAGCGAAGATCTGCGCAGAAACGGCTTGGTCGTGGCGAGTGCGCAAGGTGTGCCGATGAAAAATCCGGCCGCGACGATCCAGAACGAAGCCGCGCGTCAGATGGCGACATTCGGCGCGCTGCTCGGGCTCGATCCGTCAAGCCGTCAAAACATGGTGGGCGGCGGAAACAAGCGGCCCGATAACCCTTTCGGCGCGCTGCTAGGCAGCTAAATCACGATGGCAGCAACGTATCCGCGCGTGGAGCAAGGTCTCCAGTTCGCGCGCGACATCGTGCGCGGCAAGCGCCCGGCAGGTCGGCTCGTCGTGCTCGCGTGTCAGAGGCACCTCGACGATCTAGCGTCAAGCCGCAAGAAAGAATTCAAATGGAAGTTCGACCCGGCCGCCGCTGAGAAAAAGCTGGCGCTAGTCGAGCTCATGCCGCACACGAAGGGCGAGTGGGCGTTCAAGCGCCAGCTCGTGACGCTCGAGCCGTGGCAGAAATTTGGCCTGATGTGCACCTTCGGATGGCTGAACAAGCGCACCGGAAAGCGTCGTTTTCGCGAAAGCTACTGGGAAGTGCCGCGGAAGAACGGAAAGTCGGTCATCGCGGCTGGGGTCGGCATCGGCATGTTCGTGCTCGACGACGAGTTCGGCGCCGAGGTGTATGCGGGCGCGACGACAGAGAAGCAGGCTTGGGAGGTGTTCCGGCCCGCGCGGCTGATGGTGAAGCGCTCGCCGCTGCTGATTGAGGCGGCGGGGATCGAGGTGAACGCCTCGAACATGAACAAGCCGGACGACGGAAGCCGTTTCGAGCCACTGATCGGCAATCCGGGTGACGGCGCGTCACCGTCGTGCGCGATCGTCGACGAGTATCACGAGCACGACTCGTCTGCCCTATACGAAACGATGCTCACCGGCATGGGAGCGCGGCGCCAACCGCTGATGTTCATCATCACGACGGCCGGCGCGAACATCGAAGGGCCGTGTTACGACAAGCGACGGCAGGTGATCGAAATGCTCGAAGGCACAGTGCCCGACGACGAGCTTTTCGGCTGGATCTGGACGATCGACGAAGGCGACGACTGGACCGACCCCCGTGTGCTTGCGAAAGCCAACCCGAACATCGGGGTTTCGGTCTATCAGGAGTATCTGGAGAGCCAGCAGCAGCGCGCGATCAAGTCAGCGCGCTTCACGAACACGTTCAAGACGAAGCACTTGAATGTTTGGACGTCGGCGAAAGCTGGCTATTTCAACCTCGAAGACTGGAAAGCGTGCGAGGACACGACGCTGACGCTCGAGCGATTCGAGGGCCAGGACTGCATTCTGGCGCTCGACTTGGCGCGCAAGCTCGACCTAAACAGCATGGCGCGGCTCTTCTGGCGCGACATCGACGGTCGCCGGCACTACTACTGTGTGGCGCCGCGCTTCTGGGTGCCCGAAGACACGGTGAAAAACACCGAGAACCGGCGCATGGCAGAGCGGTATCAGAAATGGGTGAATACGGGCCACCTGCTCGAGACGGAGGGCGCGGAGATCGATTATCGCGACATTCAGCACGAGGCGGTCGAGTCGAACCGCATCTGCCCGGTGCAGTGCGTGCCGATGGACCCGCATGGCGCGACGAACCTCGCGCACCAACTCGAAGACGAGGGCCTGACGCCGGTCACCATCGTGCAGAACTACACGAACATGTCAGATCCCATGAAGGAACTGGAGGCCGCGATCACGTCAGGCCGGTTCCATCACGATGGCAATCCGATCATGACCTGGTGCGTTGGCAACGTGGTCGGGAAGAACCTGCCGGGCAACGATGACGTCGTGCGCCCGATCAAGCAGGGCAACGACAACAAGATTGACGGCGCTGTCGCGCTAATCATGGCGATTGGCCGGGCCATGCTCGAAGGGCAAACCGGCTCCATCGAAGATTTCCTTTCCAATCCGATCATCGTATGAGTGAAAGCAAGCAAAAGTCGCCGGGGCGCTTCAAGTCCAGCGTCCTGAAGTGGCTTGGCGTGCCGATCTCACTGACGGACGGCTCATTCTGGGCTGCGTGGGTAGGTCGCGAATCTTCGAGTGGCGAGATCGTGACTGCTGAAACCGCGCTCCAGTTGTCGGCGGCATGGGCTTGCGTGCGGCTTATCGCCGAGACGATCGCAACGCTGCCGCTCAATTTGTATGTGAAAGCGCCCGACGGTACGCGGGCGCTCGCGACTCAGCATCAGCTCTATGACGTGCTGCATAACCAGCCCAACGCCGACAACACGGCGGTCGAATTCTGGGAAGTGATAGTTGCGTCGATGCTGCTTTGGGGTAACGGATACGCGCGCAAGATGCGGTCCGCCGGCGTGATCATCGGGTTGGACCTGCTGCTCCCACACCGAATGAGCGTCAAACGGCTACCGACCGGCGCGCTGCAGTACACATATCGAGACATTGACGGCAGCGAACTGGTCATGACCGAGGACGACGTGCTGCACTTTCGCGGCTTCAGCCTGGACGGCTGGATGGGCGTGTCCGTGATCACGTATGCGCGCGAGGTATTCGGCAATGCGATCGCGGCCAACAAAACGAGCAGCAGCGTATTCAAAAACGGGTTGCGGCCGTCCGGTGTGCTGTCGACGGAGCAGATCCTGCAAAAGGAAAAGCGCTCCGAGATCCGCACGGACCTACAGCAGCAGTTCGGCGGTGCAATGGCTGCCGGCAAGACGATGGTGCTTGAGGCGGGCATGAAGTATCAGGCCATCACGATGAATCCCGAAGACGCCCAACTTCTCGAAACCAAGGCGTTCAACGTCGAGGAAATCTGCCGGTGGTATCGAGTACCGCCTTTCATGGTGGGTCACAGCGAGAAATCGACGAGCTGGGGCACCGGCATTGAGCAGCAGATGATCGGCTTTCTGACGTTCACGCTGCGTCCGTGGCTGACGCGTGTCGAGCAGGCGATTCGCCGCGGGTGCCTGACGACCCAGGAGCGCACGAAGTACTTCGCGCAGTTCTCGGTTGAGGGTTTGCTGCGCGCGGAC